GCGAGCATGTACCCTGCTCCGCGCACGGTCTTGAGCAACCCGTCCGCATCGGTGTGCCCATCGAGCTTGGCGCGCAGGCGGCTGATCTGCGCGTCGACGGAGCGCCCAAGTCCGCCGAAGGCCCGGCCGCGGGCCAGATCGAGCAACTGGTCGCGCGAGAGGACACGCTGGGGCCGCTCGACGAAGGCGAGAAGCATGTCGTATTCACCGCTGGTGAGTTCGACGCGGTGGCCGCCCGGTGCCGTTAGCTCACGCCTTTGCGTGTCCAGCAACCAGCCGCAGAACGCGGCGCGCGCGCGTGCAGACCGGTATCTGTCTGCCCCGGTCGGCTGGTTGCGGCGCCGCAGGACGGCTCGGATGCGGGCGACCAGCTCGCGCGGGTCGGGCGGCTTCACGACGTAGTCGTCGGCGCCCAGCTCGAGGCCGATCACTCGGTCCGACGCCTCGGCCAGCGCGGTGAGCAGGATCACCGGCAGCGACCCCTCCGCGCGGATATCGCGGCAGAGCTCAAAGCCCGAGCTGCCGGGCAACATGACATCCAGCAGCACGAGGTCGACGGCGGCGCCTTCCAGGATCGTGCGCATCTCAACCCCATTGCGCGCGCCGGTGGCACGGAAGCCGCTTCGGCGGAGCAAGGACAGCAACAGGGGCCGCAATTCGCCGTCGTCCTCGACAACGAGCACGTGGCGTCCCTCGCCGGAAAATATCGGATGCACCGTGTCGTCCACCAATCAATGCGAGCCGGGGAACACCGCCGACCCCGGATGCCAGGCGCGTGGTTGGTGCCATTCGCCGTCAGAAAGATGGATAAATGTTAATGAAGGGCGAAATGTCAATATCCTCGGATTACCTGGCCCGTTACCAGACAACCATCCCATGCGGCCCCACGAGTGCTGATCCACGTCCAAGGCAGCCCCGGCTCACTCGTGGTCAGCGGGGCTTGGCGAGGTCGTGAGGGGCACTGAGCCCGCCCGTCATGACAATGGAATTCTCGGGCGCTTAGGCTGCGGCAGCGGAGCTTGACGGGGCCTGCCGGGCCAAGAGCGAACCTTACGTCGCCTCGAAGGGCTGGTACAGGCTGGGGCCGGATGGCCCCCTCCGCCCCTAATCCCGCGCCCAGCCGCGATTGCGGCAAGCCCTGACTAACCCGCGGTAAGCGGGCGTTATCGCGGGTGAGAGGAGGGAAAGCGGCCCGCCGAAGCGGGACCGCCCCCGTCACATGCTCAGGATTGCTCGCAGAACGACCCGAAGGATCGCCGCGACATCAACCTTGATCAGGACAGCTACCCGGTTCTTTGCCCACATGGGCTTATCTCCGGGGCCTCGACGCGCCGACGCCCGTTAAGGTATCGGATTGGCCCATGCGAACGGATTGAACCGCCGTTAGCATGTTCATCGGCCCCCAAGCTCCCTTGGCCTTCGGTTACTCGGGGCGCCGTGGTGGATACCCCGCAGGGCCACGGCGATTTGCGGATATCCTTTGGGATAGTCGGTCCCCCGACGTCCTCCGGGGCCGCAGGAGGAAATTATCAATCATGGCGCTAAAATGACAGCGTAATATAATCGCATGGCGCGTCATATCTTCCCGCCCCTTCACCAACCCCGCGCATCACCAGCGGCAGCAGCCTACCCGTCGCGCGTCTCCGGGGCCGGCCCCTCCCGCTTCCTCGCCTCGGGCGATTGCGTGTCCGGGGCGATTGTCACGCCGATACCCCGCCAGGCCCGACCATAGGAGCCTTTAATGGCGCCTCGAATCCGCCGAGATGACATCGTTCGCAGATTGCGGGCAATTCGTACTGAAATGGGTCTATCGCCCGCACAGCTAGCAGAACGACTAGGCGTCGGCCGGACGACCTACAGCAACTGGGAAATGGAGCGCCCCACAAAACCCAACTTCCCAGCCGAGGAAGCTATGGCCGAACTATGTGCGCAACTTCCCGGGTTAACCCTCGACTACATCTACCTGGGCAAGGTCGACACTTTGCGGACCGAACTGGCCATTAGGGTGCTGGCTAGAGAGAAGGGATTGGACCCCGACGCTCCGAATTTTCCGCGGCAGCAGGTAGTGGCAGAGCTGGCCGGCAGGGGGGCTTGAGTCTTCACGGTCGGTTCCTGATGCGTCGCCACAGGCTCCTGCCCTGTAGCCGCGCCAACGCCGCCTCAGCCTCCCGCCGCGCCGCCGCTTCTAGATCGGCCCGCGCCCCGTCCCGTGCCGCCCGCGCCTCGGCCGCGCTACGGGCCGCCGCTTCCCGGTCCACCGCCGCCCGTAGCGCGGCCCCCTCCCCTTCGGCCCGATCGGCTCGGGAACGCTGCGCCACCACCTCCGCTTGGGCGGCGTCCCGCTCTGCCCGAGCCGCATCGCGCTCTGCGGCTAGCCTCGTCTCGGCCTCCCGGAACGCTGCAACAGCGTCGGCTAGCGCCTTGATTGTCTGGTCATTGTCTAGTCGCTGACTAGTCGCCGGCTGGTCGGCCCCGGCCGGCTTGTCTGGTCGCAGGCTGGCAAGGTCGGCCGTCGTCAGGCGAACCCGGATCAGGCCATCGTTGCCTTTGACCGCTGCCAGCTTGCCCCGCTTGATGCGCTGCCGCAGAGCGTCAACCGATAGCCCCGTCCGCTCGGCCGCTTCCGCCAGGGGGAACAAGGTCGAGTCTGTCATGCCACCGGCTAGCCCCCGTCTGGTCGGGCAACTAGTCGCCGTTCGTGGGTGACTAGGCAACGGCTAAACATCGACCAGACACCGGCTAGCCGGTGGCTAGTTGCGCTGCAGGAAGGCCCACGGCGGCGCTTCGGCCGGCTTCTCAGGGGTCGCCGGTGCGACTTTCGAGCGCGAGGCCGGCGTCAGGCCCATTTCGCCGAGCGCTCGCAGCAAGAGCGCCAGCTCGGCCGGCGGGGCCTCGCCCCTGCGGCTCCTGGCTTGGATCGTGGCGGCCAGCTCGACCACGAGCCGATCGGCCGACGTCAGCACGCCGGGCGCGGCCTCGCCGGCGATCTCGTGCCAGCACCGCGCCGCATCGGGCGCCAGCTCCGGCGGGGGATCGCCGAGCGGCCGGGATGATCGCGGGGCAGGGGGGCGGCGCCGGCCGGGCTGGTCGATGAAAGCGCCGCTGATTTCGAGGATTTCGTCTGGCTTGCGGGGGCGGGGCATGGGCGGCTCCGGGGCGGAAGTGTGCTGTAGGTGACAGTTTGAAGCGGCGGCGGAACGGGATGCCCCATTTTGTCGGTGAAGAATCTGAACGCCGGGCCGATCGCGGCCCCGAAGGTGGGAGAGATTTCCATACGGAACGGTGTCCACTACCCCCGGAACTATCGCTCCTAATCGATGTTGCAACTACCGCTCTCAATCCTAGGGTCCAACTGAGGCCGCCCGCCGTAAGACGAGCGGCCTCCTTTTTGGCCAGATCGGTAGATGCGGAACGTATACCGCTGCCGCTCAAACCAGCCGAAGCGGTGCCGCGTTCGCCACCTCGATCACGGAAACCAAGACAGTTTCTTCGATCCAGCACGCTGATCTTGCTCCAGCGTGTAAGAGGCCGCTCGTCTCCCTGCGAGCGGCCTCTTTTCTGTCCGCGGTAGGCGCGGAACGTATGCCGCTCCCGCACGAACCAGTCGCGGCGGCCTCGCGTTCGTCTCGCCGATCGAGGAGACACCTTCGGTCATTCGCTCAAGACTTGACTGGCATGGGGCCGTTCGCCGGGAAGCGGACGGCCCTTTTGCCGTCTAGGCCACCCGTCCCAGGGTTGTGTGCGCACCGTCCCAATCGCGCGCCAGGATGGCCGCACATGCGGCCTAGCCCTCGGCCGGTGGCTCATCCCTCGGCGACGCCGGGAGCCCCTCAGCGCGCGGCGCTGCAGGCCGCCGCAGCCGGCCGACGTGCACCCGAGCGGCCAGGGTAGGGGCTGCCCCGAGCCGCTTGACGGTCAAGGCGCTAGCCGGGGTGCCGAGCGCCGCCTCGATCGCCGGGGCGAGCGGCGAGCGGATCGCTGACAACGAGGCTCGGGCCGCCAGCCGGGCGCTCGACGTCGGCCGGGCGGCGGTGCGGGTGGTGGAGAGAGTCGGCATGGGGTGCTCCTAGCTGGCTCAGTCAGGGTCAGGGAGGGGTGGGAGGGGCATCGAGCCACCCGCCGGCGGTGACGATTTTCGTTGCGATGACGCAGGTGACGCAGGTGACGCGGATTCCTATAGAGCCCCCAACACACATAATTTGTGTGTTTTCAGGCCCTCTCTGGGAATATGCGTCACCATGCGTCACCTTTGGAAAAAGCATTTGTTTTCTGGGTGTTAAGGGTGACGCACCTTGCTAAAAGTGCGTCACCCGGTGACGCATAGTGCGTCACCTTTCTTACAGGGCTGTTAGGTGGTGACGCACAGTGCGTCACCCGGTGACGCACTTTTCCATGGGTGCGTCACCCGGATTCATGGGTGCGTCACTCGGACCCATGGCCGCGTGTTGTTCTTTCGCTTCCCGGGTTGCCACTTAAGCCGGGTCAGGATGGCCCCGATGCGGCGTTGCTCGGCGGTCCCGATCTTTGGCAGGTCGATGAACAGCGCCTCCCGCGCCACCCGCAGCACCGTCACCGGCAATCCATCGGACCGTGGCAAGGTCGCCAACCATTCGGCGATCGGCTGTTCCCATGTGTCCGGCTCGAACCGGGCATCCTGTTCCGGCCGGATATGCTCGGCCTCGAATGCCCGATCCGGCCACCACGGCACGCCCTGGCAGTAGAGGTGCGCCGCCTCGGCGAATAGTTGGTCCCGATCTCGGGCAAGCGACTCGGCCTCGATGGTGCCCACCTTCACCGGCCAGAACCGGCGCGCGCCCGTCTCGTCGCGCAGGTAGGTTGCGCGGTTCGTCGTGCCGATGAATGTGCACTGCCGGGGCTCCTGCACTTCGCGCCGGCCATACTTCGGGATGAAGCATTCCACTCGGCGGGTTATGAAGGCTTTCAGGTCCTCGGCTTCGGCGCGGCTCATGGCGCTCAACTCGGCGATTTCCACCAGCCACTTGCCGCGAAGATGCTGCGCGAGTCGCACGGCATCGCCGGCCACATCGGGCATGTTGTCGCTGAACCACTGCCCGGCGAGCGTCGCGCAAATAGTCGATTTCAGCGCGCCTTGTTCCCCTTCGAGCACCAGCATGTAATCGACCTTGCAGCCGGGCTCGAATACGCGCGCCACCATGGAGACAAGGAACATCGTGCCGATGCTGGTGGCATAGGGACCATGCTCGGCACCTAGGTAGGTGTGCAGCCAAGTGCCGAGCCTCGGCACTCCATCCCACCGCAACGCGGTCAGATAGTCCCGCACCGGATGAAACGCCCGCTCGCCGGCGCGATAGTCCACCGCTTGGTGCGCCGTATCCTTCGCCAGTCGCCGCAGCTCGTGGCGTTGAAGCCATTCCTGCACCCGCGACACGTCATCATCTGTCACCGGCCGTGGCAGGCATTCCGCACTGCCCTTCGGCAGCGGTTTCACCAGCATTGCCGTTCGCTGCATCAGATCCGTGGCGAAGCACTCGCGCAGCTCATCCGCGCTGCGCAGCGCCGTCATGGCGTTCGCCAGATTGCCGATCGCGCCGCCGCGCTCGTCGCGCTGTAGATACTGCGCCCATTCCGGCGCATCCTCGGCAGCCTCGGTAGTCTTGGCCTTCGCCGCGCGCCCTTTCTTTGCTGCCCGCGCCGCCGGGTGCTGCACCACGTTCGGCCGGTTTGCTTCCATGGCGCGGTTGAAGGCTGCGACCTCATCGAGATCGTCAAAGGGCGCACTCATAGGGCGGGCCTCGGGAGACCGCAGATTTTTGCCAGTCGCCATGCGGCCTTGGTGGGGGACAGCCCCCACCGCCACGCGGCCAAGGCAACGAGATCATCCCCGCAGCGGCAGAGATCGGGGCAATCCCACTCTCCCGTTGCTTGATCGATGTAGAGAATGTCGGTGTCGCGCGGCTCGCCGGGCGCGGTCGCCGTCAGCCGCACCATGAGAATCGCCGGAATGCTTTCCTGCAGGCTTTGCAGCCGGGTTCCGTGGCGCGCTGCCACCTCCTCCGGCACCCGGTAGGCGAACCACCAGCGGGGCCGGGGCAGCATCGTCACCAGCTTGCCGCAGCCCAGCTCGGCCAGGACACGCGGCAGCAGCTCAAGCGCGTGGCTGGTCACAAAATCCCGATCGGCGTGCCACGACGGCAGCCCTTGCCGTCTGGCCTCCCGCCAAGCCTGCCAAGCGGCATCCGGGGCAAACAGGCTAGGCGCGGCCGGCCCGGCCTCTGACGGTCGCCGGATCGTGCGGGAAGCTGGCGGATGAAGTGGCCGCCCATCTGCGCCCGAACTGGTGCCCGAAGTCGCCGCTAAACCGGCCTCCGAACGGGCAGATGCAATGGGTTCGGCAACGAGCCGCCCAACTGCGCCAAAATCGACACGCATTCGCGCGCTTCCTTGCGCTGCGAACCGCAGTGGCCTAGATTCAGGCGGGATGATCCCACCCTTTTTATGATGGGATCAGGCGGATTGTTATAGTATAACACCCGTCAGTTTCCATCCGCCGGCCACGGCGGTTCAATGTTGCAGAGAGCGCCATCCCCTTCGCGGCCAAGCATCGGGGGGTGGCGCTTTTGCAATTCTGGCTTCCGCCAGAACCGCAGACGGCTAGCGTAGCGGCAGACTCGCACCGCCGGCAATGCATTCGCGCGATGGCGCGCGGCATACCAACCTCGGATAATTGGCTTTTTTCCTCATTTTTCGGCCCGAATGCGCTGCTGGCATGCGAGCGCATCGGCGAGGGTGGCGAAGCCGAGCGCGACCATGCCGCCCGCTGCCAGCACCCCGCGCGCCATCGCCTGGCCCTTGGCATCCGGCCAGCTCACGCCGCGATCATGCGACAGCAGCGCCGACACTTCGCCCGGCCGCAGCAGCGCCTCTGGCGTCGCCTGTGCCTCTGTCGCTGCGATGATGATGGTGTAGCCGTGCGCGCCGTCGCGCATGTGCAGCCGCGCCGCGCATCCGGCGTGGAAGGGAAGGGTTTTCGCTGCGCTCATGCTGCTGGCTCTTGCTGCTGCTGCTGATCCGCCGCGCGTCGTGGCCCCCAGCCTTCGGTTTGGCGAATCTCGTCAGGGGTCAGGATACCGGCCTCAACGGCGATCTTGTTTGCCGCCCACCGCTCGGCGTGCGATCCGCGCATCAAGGTCGCCATATCGAGCTCAACGCTCGCGTCTGATTGCGGCCCAAGGACTGCAATCTGCATTGCCGCCTCGATCTTCCGCGCCCATGGCGACAAAGTGTTTTGTGCAAACCAAAGGCTTGCTTGTGTCGCGTTGGTAAAAGTCGAGTGGCTGTAATCCTGAATGATAGGGGGTGGCAGGCCGAATACCCGGGCAATTTCGACGACGCTAAAGCGCCGCGATTCGAGCGCCTGTAGGCTCTCGGCGTCGATCGACAGTTGCTCCCATTTCCAGCCGTTTGGCAGCAGCGGCACGCCGCCGGCTGCCCGTGCGCCCCGGAAACTGTCGAGCCACTGCTGCGCCTCATCGCGCTGCGGCTTCGGGACCGGCTGCGGCGCGGCGACATAGCCCGAGATACGCGCCGCATTGGTCCATGCGGCCTCGGTCATATGCTGTAACTGCATGACGTTGTTCACCGCACCGGCAGCGCGCACCAGCCGGGGCCGCGCGGCGAGCTCACCTGCGTCGCGGCGATCGGCAAGGTGCCAGACCTGATCTTCGAGAAAGCGATGCACCGCACCGGGCCGGCCCCATGTGCCGGTCGTGTCGGTCACGTCATACCTAAGCCTGCCAGACGCTAGCCGCCACATGGAGACGCTGCCCCACGCCACCGGATGCATCCCGGTGACGCGCCCGCCGGCGTCGCTTTCGATGATGGCGATGGCGTTCCCTTGGAGAAGGCAACCGGCCACCTGCATTTCCAACCAATCCGCCCAGGACATGCGCGGCGCCGGCTCGCGCAACAGCCGGGGCAGCCAATGCGAGGCCGGTAGCTCGCTCCGGCCGGCACCATCGCGGCGATAGGCGATCGGCTGCAGGCTGGCGAGCGCGGAGCTGATTGCGCCAACGGCCGCGCCAACTGCGGCGATACTTTCCGCCGTCGCCGGCGAGATATGCGGGCCATAGGGATGCAGGCCCCAATGCGCCGCCAGCGCCGGCGAGGAGGCCGGAAAGCCTGCATCGCGCGTCTCGACGCCTCGGCCTAGCAGCCGCGCCATGCCCGACAACAGGTCCATTACAGCGTCTCCAATCGGCGCCGCCGGAGCGCAGATGCAGGGGCAGCGAAGCCGCGCGCGCGGGCGCTGACGATGGTTGACGGGTAGGCTGGATGGGCCGCGACGCAGGATATCTCGTACAGGTCGGCACGGATGACGCGGCGGCGCTTGCCGTCACTCGACCATGCCTCTTCCCTCATGCGGAAGGAAAAGCTCATGCCGCCAAGGTCGCGCCGCTCGGCCAGCGCCAGGATATCGCGGCCCAAGCTGGTTTCCGGCAGGTCGAGTTGGAAGTGCAACCCGACCGCATCATCCCGAAGCCGAAGGGTGCCCGATTTCGTGCGCCCCAGCAGACGGGAATTGTCGTGATCGCACAATGCAAGGATGTCCGCGCCGCTTTGCAGCGTTTCGCGGAATACGCCCGGCGCAATCGTCTCTTCAAACCCCGGAAGCTGGGCGGCGACATTGTAGACCACCGCCGTCCCTTCCAGCCGCTTTCCGGCGGCGCGCATCTCGACGGCCATGCGGAGCTCGGTGCCGTCGGGATATCGTGCTGCGCCGCTCATATGCCGATCGCCCAATTGACGGCGCCGGAGGTGTAGGAACTGCACCGCAGCCGGTGCAGCATCCCGCCGCCCGGCTCCTCGACGATCAGCGACACCGGCGCGCTGTAGGCGTTCGGCGTGCCGAAGGCATCCCAGGACAACGGCAACCACGTCGCGCCGCCGTCTATGCTGCGCTCGACAATGACGGTTGCGGTGAACGTGCCCCATAGGTGCACATTGAATGCACCTTGCACGCCGACGGCGGCACCGTTGCCGACAGCCGTGAAGCTGCCCGATGCAAACTGCGGCATGGCGTCACGCGATCGCGTCGACGATTGCGGCGAAGGATTCGGGGTGACGAACGGCAATGTCGATCGTCATCATTCCGCGAACCTGAATGTTTCCTTTCAGATAAGCCGAGCTTTCGTAGGGGTTTACGAGCAAATCAAACTCAGACCATGCGCCGATCAGCAGGTCAGACCACGCGCCGTAAATCACCGCCGACAGCGTGCCATTTGCGGTGCCTTTCGACAGATTCGACGGCGCCACGTTGCTGAACGCGCGCGGCATCCCTTGAAAGACGGTATCCTCGCCAAGCGGCCGGTTGTCGGTTGCCAACATCTTTGCGACAGCGCGACGAATCTTGGTATTCGACAAGAAGCCAAGCGAGCCCGAGGCTTCGGCATTGACGTCTGCCACCGCGCCGACAAGATCGGCGAACGCGGCATAGGTCGGCGCGGCGCCGTTCGCGCCAAGCGCGACGCTGCCAATGCCGACAGTCGACAAGATGCCGCGCGGCTGATTGCTGCTGCCGGTGCCGGCGATCGCCGCCCTATCAAGTGCCTCCGCCAAGACTGCGGCGAAATCACTGCGCACGAGCTGCTCAATGTCGGGCGAGGATTGCAGCAACAAGTTGCGGCTGATCTCAGTCACCGCACCGCAGTGCTTCGGCGTCAAGCTGACTTTATCAAACGACAGATCGCTCAGGCTCAGCGGGGAGTTTTCGGCAACCCACTGCGCCGTCGCCGAAGCCTTCTGCCTCGGCACGTCGACATTGCCGCGAAGGTCGTTCAGAAACCGCGCGCCGAGCCGCCTCACCGCCAGCGACGATCGCAGCAGGTCGATAAACATATCCGGCCTGAAATCGGTGCCGATCAAATTGCCGGCCGGCCCGCCGCCAGGGAGCGCCGTCGTCATCACGCGTTCCTCTACCGGCCGCGTGAATACCGACAGCGGAACCGCCATGCCGGCGAATGGCCTGCCGGCGCGGCGCGCGACTTCCTGCGAGAGCTCGCGCTCTCGGCCGGCATCGACGTCGAGCCCCGGCACTTGGCTGGCGATGGCGCGGATCAGCGAGAATGAACGCAGCTCGCGCTCAAGGTGCTGATCGCCCGTGCCGCCGATCGGCTGCCCACTGCTGCTGCGCCGATCGGCATCATCGAGTAGGGCTTGCCGCGTCTCCGCAGCGCGCAGCCCGGCGAGCTCGGTTTCCAGCTCGCCCCACCGCGCCTGCGCGGCATCGCCAAGCGTGCCGTCAGCGTTCGCCTCGTTGTTCAGTCGGCCGAGCTCTGCGCGAATCTCGCTCTGCCGGCTCAGAATTTCGCGCAGGTTGCGCATCTGTTGATCCTTCGGGAATGGCGGGCCTCTCCCGAGGTCCAAAAGGGTGCGAGGTCGGGCGCTGCTCTGCCGCTCGATGACAGAGCCGACGGCGCATCCCGCGACGCCACGCCCGTTGTAGCCGCCTCGCGCGGCTCCACCCGGCTCCACTCTCCCAAGAGAAGCCGCCTCGCTGCTGCCGCCTGTCACTGGCGGCGCGCATTAGCTGCCCCCGTCGTCGGGGGCGTAGACCTCGACCGGGCCAGCCGACAGCGCCGCAATCGCGCGCTCGGTCGCGCCGCAGATTTCGTCGAGGTCAAAGATGATCGTTAGCCGCGCGCCAGGGGCCGGCGGTGTCGCCAAGAGGTTGGTATTCGGCAGGATCGAGGTCTTCGAATCAGGCTCACCCGGCCGCCCGTAATACCGGATCACTAGCTCCCGGACCGCCCCCGTCGTGCCGCGGGTCTTGTGCCAGAAGTCGACCCAACGGAGGAAATCGGCGGGCGCGAGTTCGGCAATCTCGACGCCGCGTTCGGTCATCGCGCGATAGGCCGCCAGCGCCAGCGTGCCGCGGCGGGTCAGATAACGAAGCGCCCTCCCGGTCGGCGGGCCAAAGAACGGGTCGGTAAGCTGCCCACGGCGATAGAGGGTCTGATAGCTGGGGACGGGCATCCCGGCCGCAGGCAGCGCGACACGAGGTGGCAGGGCGTCGGCAAGGGACGATGTCATAGACACATCTTATGACTTATTCAGTGAATTAGTCAACGAGTTTTTGGCTAAACCGCCTGACGGCCCTTGCAGGTTCAGCCGACTGTATATACGTTATGTAGTGCGGCGGGGGCGATTCTGCCGCTGACCCACACAGACACGCACAGGCGCTACGAGGGAACACCCCAATGTATCTCACCATTTCCGCCACTAGGCGGGCTTCACTCAAAAGGAAGCTCTATAATGTTCGAGTGGGACGAGCCGAAGCGCAAAGAGAACATCGCTAAGCACGGTTTCGACTTCATCCTCGCAATTGAGCTGTTCTCAACGGATCATATACGCAAGCGCTCATATGACGGAAAGAATGGCGAAGAACGCTGGATAGCAACGGGAATTATTCGGGGACGCTACGCAACTGCTGCTTACACAATGCGGGGCGGAACGATCCGGATGATCTCACTCCGGAGTGCACGCCATGAGGAAAGACAACATCACCAAGACCTATTCGGCTGAAGACCTGCGGAAGATGGCTGAACGGGGCGAAGACCGAACGGACTTCGCCCGCATCGACGCCATGTCGGAGGCAGATGTGGACCGGGCCATCGTAGGTGATCCGGATTGGCAAAACGTGCCGCGGGTTTGGTATCGCGACGCCGAGGCGGTCATGCCTCGGCCTAAAACGCCGGTTTCAATCCGCCTGGACGCGGACTTGGTCGAGTTCTTCCGCAGCCAGGGGCGCGGTTGGCAGACCAAGATGAATGCGGTTCTGCGCGCCTATGCCAATGCCGTTCAAACCACCAAGACGGGCTAGCTCCTAGCCCGCCTTGCCAGCGCTGCTGCCCCACTAAGGCGGCTCCCGCTAACCCGCGGTAAGCGGGCCTTATCGCGGGTTAAGATCCCTAGCGTGCATCGGGCCCAGCGCCTCAGACCCGGACGATGCCACGGGAAAGCAGGCCGCATCGCCAGCGGCGGTAGGAGAAGTAGCGTCCCCTCCCCTCCCCTCCCCTCGCCGCTCCGGTCAGCCTTTCGCTAGTGGTCCGCGCCAGACGCTTGGTACCCGGACGCGAATTGCCGGGTTCGCCCCGACGCGTACAGTCGATATCCAGATGTTCCACGTGCACGTGAGACTCTGTGCCGGTCATAGCGTTCAAAGTGCCTGAAACGGGAGGCTGATCGGACCTCCCGCCCTGTTGTGTCCGAGGGCCAGCTTACGGTGTGGAGGTCGCTCACGTGCGGTACTTTAGCGTCGAGCCGGAGGTAGCCGGTGAGTTAGGCGAACGATCCAAAATCCGGCACGTCGACGGTCGGCTCCAGGTGGAC